GCATAGGAAGCTGTGCGAGTTGTTCGCTGCCTGCTTGCTGCGCTAGCATCATCACCTGTTCCATGGTGATTGGCTGTTGCCGCTTGCTGATGTGCTGCTCCCAGCCCACATAGAATGCTGTCCACCCGTATTGCAGGGCGTACTGCGCTCCCAGTTCCGCTTCTTTGCGGAGTTCGTTCGCCATCTTGTTGTCCCTGACCCAGTGCATCAGGTTGCTGGCAATAGTGGAAAGCGTGAGGTCTTGCAGGTTAGCTGCCTGGGTGTTGATGTCGGCTCTCTGGTAAGCTGTGACAAGGAGGGCTGAGAGTTCGTTGCAGGTGCTGTCAACAAGGCGCAATCTTACGTCCGACGCTCCTTCAAAGGGCCAGGCTGGACTGCCTTCTTCGCGCCACTTGCTCCATTTCTTGCCATCGTCCGTTTGCCCGTTCCATCTGCAAAAGCGGATGTTATCAAACTTGGTTGCCAAGTTGCCTTGGCTGGAGTTCACCATGGAGCGGTTGTACTCGTCCAGCAGGTCTCCAATATCTGGAGTTGATCCTGCAATCGCTAGTGGGTCTTTGTCGTAAGTCATTAGTACGCTCCTGCAAATTTTTGTCCCGCCTTTATGAACTCGTCTGCTGCTCCCTGATGTTGCGGACTCATCATTACCAAATATCCTAGTGCGTCAATAGGGTCTTTGCTAGCACCTTTTTGCCCGTCTGCTCCAGTCCACTCTCTCATGCTGTAAATGAGGTTCTGGCAACTCTCATGAATCATTAATCTTGGGAAGTTCACGCCTTCCTCTAAGGGTTTCTCCCTATCATAGCACAGGAGGTCGTTGATGACGAGGACACGCTCATCCACGTTTGCTGACGCTGCCGGAATGAAGTACAGTGGCACATGAGCGTCTGAGAGCATATCAAGGAGCGTTACGCCGCCTTCCTTGGTCATTGCTGCTGTCCCTGCGCTTCTGGGGTCAATGTAGCGTTCGACGATCTCTTCGCGTGTCTTGTCGTCTGTTTCCAGCGTCTGGATGAGCAACGAATACTCGTCAACTCCCCTGCCTGCGGAGCTTCTCTGTGCTGGACCTGGTTTGCCATCTGGCTTCTCGCACGGCAACGCCCACTCTCCGTAGCTTTGGTCTGGCCATTCTCTGTACACCCAGATGACCCCGTTCTTATCCACTCTTGCCCAAAGCATGAACCAGTTCCGCGCTCCTGCTGGGTCTACAACCATGTAGTTGGTGCCCTCGATCTCTCTTGGGTCTTTACTGAACACGTTGTGGTCGTTGAACAATGGGAACTGGCTTCCTGCTGTTGCTTCTGCCCAGCCGTATGCGCGGATCTTAATCTCGTTGGTTGTCTTGCCGCGAAGGGTCTCCTTCATTCGGTGCCAAGGATTGTACGGATTGTCCTTGGAATGGTACCAAATGCAGGCGTGCTTGCCGAACACGTTTCTTGCCATGTATGGCATGTGCCCGTTTGGCACTCCAATCACGTTGTTGTTTGGAAGCAGTTCGGAAGGTTTCCAATGCGTAATCTTGGAAGAGTTGATGTATTCCTTGACCACACTCGTGTAGCCGTCCAGCGGCGTGAACGTGATGAGCATCTTGCCGTTCCTTGTGACAAGACGGTATCTCAAGGTCTCTAGCCAATCCTGTGGCACCAGCTCATCGCACCAGATGAAGTCCACTTCGCCCCCTTCAATGACCTTGATGTCCTGGAAGTAGTTCATGAACCACACTTGGTTTCCCATGTACACTGCCGTGTTGTCCGTAAAGCCGTTCTTCTGGCTGTAGTTGATCTGCGTGTGAACGCTCTTTCTGAGCGTCTTGAGTTCAATGGGCAGGTACTTGTAAAAGACGTTCTGCTGCGCTGACACGCTTGTGAAGTGGCTAGTGTGGAGCATCCATATCCTGATGCCTCTGCGCTCTACCCGCTCTTTGACCCAGTCCGGCATTCCGCCAACGTCTGCTCCAACGAACATCTGCGCTGCTCTCTTGGCTGCATACTCGGTCTTGCCTGCCCTGTTTCCTCCCAGGATGACCATTTCGTTGAACTCACCCATAAGGTTGTCCGAATCCTTCCACGAATCAAACTCTGTCCCATATCGAATGGGATCGGTGTGCTCTGCCTTGATCCTGTTCTCGCGAATCTCAAGAAGCTCCAGGGTCTTTGCAATCCCCACGTTGTCCACCATCTTGAGCCGCTGATCTTGGCTCACTGTCGGAATGAGAGGATGCGGTTCCTGCTTAAACTTCAGAATCTGCTCCATGAACTTTTTCTCTTGCTCTTTGTCCATATGTTCGTATGTTTGTGGTGTCTCAAATAGAGACAGCGTAACTGTCATGCTACGAGTGAAATCGTCATACCAGTGAAGGAGAGGAGAGCGAGCTTGCCTCGCGCTCTTAATAGAAGTGCCTCAAATGCACTGCTTTCCGTGGAGTCCGCTAGAGTAGACTAGAGTACATTGATGGGTAAACCTCTGCTCGTGCCACGGCAAAAATGCGAAGCGATTCAAACCGCGACGGTGACGGATGTATCTGTCTATCAAGCATTAAAAGCTCCTTCTTTATGGGAAGGGGCTTATTCTGCTCTCTCATCTCCCACTCGGGTTCTGGATGTAATCTGCTACCGCAGAAGGACAAAGAAAGAATGGCAACACTAGCAAGTACAAGGGTTATGCTCGAAGGGGCGAATGCCCCGCAGGCATAAGCCGCAGTACGCGCAGGGGTGCGTGCGAAGGCGCGACCCCGAAGTTCCGCGCTCTCCTTGTATTCCATGGTTACTTCGTTGCTTCGTCTGTTCTTGCTGCCGCAAGACCCGACTTCGCTGGCTCACCTGCTACGCAATAGGAAACAAGCTACGCACAATGCACAGGCAATGGAGATAGCTATGTCCAAATCGAACGCTTCTCTTACCCCCACTTCTTCTCCTCCAAAAGCACACCGATAAGGGCGTATCCTGCCATATCCTTGAACGAATCGACATAAGCCTCACAAGAGGCTTGCTTATCCTTTCGCAGCAGATTCTTTATCCGCTCCATCTTGTCATTCATCCGTACCACTACGCCCAAGATCCCAAACTCATCGATGTTCCTTGGCCCGTAATCCTGCTGCTTCCGATCCATCAACTGCACTAACTCCACAGCAGCATACAGCAGTTCCCGCCCTTGCTTGGTCTTCAACCCAAGCTTCTCAGCCATGTCCCCTGCTGCGTTCATCGCACAGCCTCCTTGGTCACATATTGCCCAGGCGACACGTTCAGCACCGCTAACCGCATCCCAATCTTCACCCGCTTATTGTCCTGCACCCGCACAACCTCCCCCTTTGTCCCAATCACAAACCGGAAGTTCATCGCCCTCTTTGCCACAACCACGCTGTGCAGCACCTCCTCCTTATTGCAAGGCAATGTCAACTTCGGCAAGTCAGGCACCACCAGCACCACTACGCCTTCCCCCTCCGCAGGCTCATCCTTGCTCGCTAACTTCGCCACTGCATCCTGCCAATACCACTTCTCCTTGCCAGTCCCCTTGGGACGCTCCTGAACATGCTGCGCTTCCCATTCATGCTGCCTGGGATCCACACCATACTGCGCTATTGCCATTTTCCTATTGATGTATGTGCTCATATGCAGAGCGCACACTAGCCTAGTGCCACGCAGCAACGCAACCATGTTTCCAGCGGAGGCTGGATACATCCCACAGGCAATGGGGGCCATTTGGCAAAAAAAATCTATGCGGGGGGATGCGTTCGGGCTTTCTCGCCAAGCGGATTTGAGACCCCCTCCCCCCCTTTTGCAATTTGTAAACCTGCTTTGCTGCCGCTCGGCTCGGCTCGGCTCGGCTGAGCATGGCATGTATCCATGTTGCGTCATTGTATTGCGTCAGGAATTGGACATGGTTGCAGCGTTAGAGTGCAGAAACGGGACGCATCAAGGCACGAAAAAGCCCCAGAGGGGACACCTCTGAGGCTTGCGGGGGATTCTTGGTGGACGCTTACGCTTTAACGCCTTCCAAATCTCCTTTCGTCTTATCCTAAAGCCACTGCCTTCCCGCACGCTCGCATGAACGCCACCACGCACAGCAGCACCGCACCAAGCACCACAGCCAGCACGTCATCCTTCACGCTTCCACCTCCACTCTGTTATTCGCCATCTTCCGCAGCGTCCATAAATCATGGCGCCTAAACAAGTCCCGCAACCTCTCCCAACTTGCCTCAGAAAGCGGCGACCATTCGCCATTGTCGCACCAAAAAGGCGTGATCCGGATTGATGAGATCACCAACTGGCTTTCTGTTTGGAATGACATATCCGGCACAATCCCAATCCCCAACGGCCCGCCAAGCGTCCCCATGGTCTCGCAATCCTCAAAGCTTGCTCCAATGTGGTCTAGATAATCCAACGCATCGTCCAGCGGAACGATACCCTCAACCTGCACCTTCATTAGCTCATCCCATGCTTTCCATTTGCCTTCAGCTTCCAGCTTCTCTTCAGCTTCGAGCCGCTCATCCTCATCCTCCGGCGCAATGTTGAACCGCTCCCAAAGTCCCTCGTCATATTCGCTTTCGTACACCTCTTCGTCAGTGTGACTTAAGCCATGTTGAGGCTTGGGAATCATCTCGCGAATGTACGACTCGCAAGGGTACCAATCCGCAGGGTTGATGCCCTCAAACGTTGCCAACAGTGACACCATTAGTTGTGGTCTCATAGCGTTATCCTCCTTCCTTAGTTGAACCAGCGTCTTGCAATCCCACGCCCAAAGCACCGCACTGCCGTTTTACGGATACCTTCCGCGCTAGTGTCCAACGTCCCGCCGCCGTAGCGCAACCAGTGCCACAGGCACTCAGCCAAAGCACGGCAAACGGCGCTCCGATACTCCGTTGGGAAATATTGTCCAGTGACATACTCAATCGCGCCGCCGCGATAACTCAGCCGTCCAGTCAGGGATTGCTCCAACATTGCACCTGTAATTGAGTCCCGCAGTTCTATGTGACGTAGTAACTCGCGAGCATCCCGCCCGTCCCGCAGGATTTGCCGATAATCCCCCATAAATGCTTCACGACTCCCGCCATAATTACCCCATTCAATCCCGCTACGTTGAGCGACGAACTTCCTAAGTGCTTCCACTAGTGCTTCCTTTGTCTTCATGTTATCTGTTTGTTTATTTGTTTGTTTGTTATTTACCGCTGAAAGCTTTACTTAGTCCGAACCCATAGCAAACCATGCAAAGGACACCCCACGGCAAAGCCCAAAGGCTACCAGCGTAGCATGCACACCCCACTGCATCGAGTGAGGCCAAAATAAGGAACAAGTTTGCTTCCATGCTCTGTTAATCGGCGCGTTCGGCCCAAAGGTTAAGCAAAAAAAAGAAAAAGTTTTCTCCCCCCTTTTCGCCCTTGCATCCACCCCGTTCTGTGCTAATCGCGCCCGACCCCAAGCCCTGCCCTGCGGCACCACATGATCCAAACGCACCAACCCCACGGGGGAGGCTTTGTGGCCTCCCTGCCGTGGAGCGGGGTGGAGCTAGCAGGTGCTAACGGGTGAGCGGGTGCGCAGGGGTGCGTGTATGTATGTGCGAGGTTTTTGAATTTTCGTTTTTGAATTTCGAATTTTGAATTTTGAATTTTCAATCCCGCATTAGTGCTACGCTTCCTCGCATTAGCAAAGTAAACAGCAGCACTATAACAAACGCCAACGGCGCATAAGGGTTCTCTTGCTCGTCCATGTTAGTTGTTGCTGCACCAATTGTTGATAGCTTCATCAACTTTGCTAGCGGTTGTTCGCAGTGTGTAATCGTCGTTTATGGTAAAAAAAGCAGGCGCATCCTCCGCTCCAAACGCACTTAGTATAGTGCGGATTGATGTTAGCATATCCATTGTGCTTGCATAGCCATGCGTGTCTTCCATTGCTAACCACTTGCCATTTAGGCAGACCGCCATTTGAAAGTGTTCTAAAGCCAGTGTGTTCATATTGTCTGTATGTTATTATGATCAGAGTGCTAATGTTAGAACTGGACAACAATAACCCCGCCATTGAACGGTATGGCAACCGTTCTTGCCCTCAGCCATGCAATAGCCTCGTCTTCGTCCGGAGCAGCATAGCCGTGCTCTTTAGCGGCTTCCAAAGCGGACGAGTACTCAATCCAGTTGTCTGCTAGAAAGTTCACGTTCACGTCCCCTTCGATGTGATTTTCATGTATTTTAAGGTGGTTTAACAGAGCCAACGCTCCGTTGTGTGACCACCTGCCATGCTGCATCAGCGCATCAAGCGCAGTGCGCGCCTCAAAATAGGCAAGGTCAAAAACCTCCTGCGGCACCTCACCCCATGTTACGTCGTTACCGTTGTTGGGCGAAAACCATGCTCCCCAGAGGTATGTATCTGGCCCATACGGGCCATAGACTATGAGCCAACCGTCTCTCGACAGGCGTGCGTCGTACCCGTGCGCTTGCAACTCAGCTAGTGCTGTTTTAATAGTGCGTGTTGTTGTCATATAGTCTGTATGTTAGTTGTTCCACTCCGACCAGTAGTAAACTCCGGCATCGTAAGCCTCGTCCAAAGTGGCATAGCCCATCTCCTGCACTGCCTTGAGTGCGTCCTCCTCGCTGGCACAATACCACTCCCCATCGCCAAAGCAAAAGCCCTCGCTCATAGGTTTGCCTGTCACGCTGCACGTTGGTAGTTCGTCCATATTCGTGTTGGTTACCCAATGCACTCCACTCGGAACCCGCAGCGTCCCTCAACCCTATCGCGATACAACTCCGCCCGTAACTCGGAGTCTGATGCTGGCAGGCTCTCTCTGTACCCGCTCCCTCGGTATAGTGCGCCGCCTTCGGCCCATGCATCACGTGCGGATGCGGTTGCGAATGAGTAGTACCGTGCGTGACGTTTGCCAGTGTTGGCGCACACTGCATTCATTGTCCACTGCATGGCGTAGTAACGCCTATTTGTCGTCGTGTTCATTGTCTGTATATGGCAGGGGGGTTGTGCTCCCTGCGTGTAATGGTTATCGGCGGGCGAGCTGGGGCAGTATAGCTTTTTTTTCAAAAAGTTTTTGCCCCCTCTTTTCCCGTTGACCTGCCGTGGATGATCGATTAATCGCGCACGCGCACCCCAAGCCTTGCCTCTCACTCCATGAGCTGCCCCCTATAAACGGGAAAACTCCCCCACACACTCGTGCAGGGGAGTCACCTTTCGTTCTTCCCAGACGGGAGACTAGCTGGGTTGGGCTAGGAAATACAACAGACTTTTTTGAAAATTGAATTTTGAATTTTGAAACTCAAGCTTTCCAGTTTCCAAGTTCTCCTCCGTAGCAGTCCCATCCATTTCTATGCCTACGCGCAAAGAACTCGGCCTTCCTTACGGCTGGGTACAACTGCTCCACTCTATCCTGCATGGACTCTGGCTTTGCTGAATGCGCTCCTCTGGGAGAAAAGATAGTCTGACACACGCTCTCACTGTGCAATGGCAACGGTCTTCCCTTTGCTACTGTGCTGGCAGCAAGCACCAGTTCAGTCAACGGCTTCGTGATAGATGGACGCACTCCCTGCGCTCCAATCGGCTTACCTGCCGCATTGGTTTTCACCCAAACAAACGCGACCCCACGAAAGTGCAACCCATGCTGCTCGATGGCCTTCATTGCCACATGTAGCTTCGGTGACGTTGTCCACATGAATAACACCGCTCGCTTTGCCAGCGGATAGCGGATAGCGCAGATAGCGTCATCCGTCATGAGGTCGTAATGCTTCGCTGCATCTCCCATCCCGTCCTTTGAGCCATAATAGCTCCACGGTGGGTCTGTGACTACAACGTCATATTCTATGCCCATGCAATGAAGTTCAGCCCCGCTCCCTTGATACTCGGCAGTTTGCCGTTCTCATCGTAAATGCCTGCTCCCTTGGGGATGATGCCGCTCTGGTCAGGGTTATGCCCCATCTGCTGTATCGGCCCTGCTGCTGCCCCTTGCGAGGGCTTAGAGAGGACAACGAGTCCGGCAGGCGCATCCATGCCAGTGTAGCGTGAGAGCAGTTCGCGGAACGGAACTAGAGCTTCGGTTCTCATATGGATTTTTTTGAATTTTGAATTTTGAATTTACGATTTCGGCTTCAAGGCATCGTTGAACATCTTGGAGATGTCCTGCGCCCCGTGAATGTGAACATGCTGATGCAGCGTGTCCGGAGCAGTCCGATCAATCGCAACAAGCTTGTCGATGGTTACCCCTGCCGTGATGGCAGCATCTCGTCCAGTTAGCGTTGGCATGAGTTCAGTGAGCCTATCCAGAGAGCTTTCAGCTACCCGTTGCAGCTTGGCTTTGAGGTTGTGCTTGTAGTACGCCTCACGAAATTGCGAGTCACAGTCCAGAGCGCTAGCCTTGATGGCATCAACGGTGCCAGCAGAATAGCCCGTCTTAGCCACAACAGCAGTGGTGTTGTTCCCCTGCATGTATAGTTCAATGATGTGACGACGCATCTCCTCGGTCACCGTTGCAAACGGCCCTTGCTGGGTCACGTTCTGAATCTCTGTCCCTGGAACATGGTCGGACGGAACGACGTGCTGTAGCCCCGCAAGCTGCCTTGCCCTCGACTCAGGGCTTTTGTAAGTGGCAGGTTTTCTTTGACGAACTTTCTCTTTCATATTTGGGCATTACGATTTCCTTGTACACCGCAGACTTTAGCATGTCGCACTCAAGCAGTACAGACCTATCCCCAGGCATCGACATGGTGTCGTCTCGCAGTCTCACCCGCAATCTTTGCTCCATGGAATCAATGAGAGCCATGGCCCTATCCAGCAGTTGTTCGGTACGGTTCATGTGTAAAGCTCTTCACTGGTGTTGATGAACATGGGAGTCTGTGGCCCAACCCAAGCAAAGAAGGTGTTGTACTCCAGATACTCAATGGCATCGATCTCCTCCATGCCATCCTGCTCCATGAGTGCTTTGACGCACAGCTCCTTGCTATAGATTGCCCGTGGGGGCATGTGTTCGCATCCGTCGGTGAAGCCCAGGAACGCTTCGTCCAGCCCGTCAGCGAGCAGGAGTTCCACGTCCCTATCTTCACACATCTCTAGTATTTGTTGTCTGTTCATTTCTTTGCTGTTCTTCTGGAGTTGTATGCTTCGACCGCACACTCTGGCGTGCAATAGCGTTGGGTGTTCCGGTTCTTTGGCAGAAACTTGGTTCCGCAGTATATGCAGGGAATCTCCTCAAAGGCTCCATTGAGCGCCTGTTTTTCCCGTCTACGCTTTGTCTCGTAGCAGGTGCGGCTACAGAAAATGCTGTCCTTGGACTTACGTTTGTATTCCTTGGAGCAGTAAACGCACGTTCCTTGTCCGTAGTCCTGCCTGTTCTGCGGTTCTTTTTTGAGTTTTGGTGGTGGAATAATGAGTCCCTTTGCCATGTATGAGGCAACTAGCCTCTTTGCTTCTTCTGCGTCTATCATATTATCTGTTGTTGTGTTTGTTTGCTTCACGTTTACTTCTTGCTCTCCTGGTACAAAGCGGACGGCAGTGCCTCTGCAAGATGGATATCTGCCGGAACCTCGTCCCGCACTGCTCGCAAGTCCGCTCGTCTCCAAGTGGCTGATGTCCTCCTCTTCGGCGACGCATCATCAACGCTCCTCGCTTTGTGCAGGCTGAGCCACATCTCCGGTTGCGGTTGTTGAGCGGTACAAACTCCATCCCGCACTGGTCGCATTTTGCAACTGTCAACTGCCGGTTGACGGTCTGAACTGACAAGGATTGCTTGTCGGTTGCCTTGTCCGGCTCGGCTGAGGTGATGCGGCCTTGCGACCGCATCCTCTCGACAATCGCCCGTATTTCTGCGGGGTTGATCATTTCTCCACCTCTAAGCCTTCCCAGTCGGTTGCGCTGACAAGCACTGCGTCAAACACGCAAGCATTGTCAGCCTCTCCTTGATGTACCCAGCAAGGCATCCCTTGATGTGCGACGATTTCAATTAAGAAGCCTGCACGTCGCAAGCGCCGCATTCCATCCTGCGCTGACTCAAGCCAATGCATTGCAGCCAAAAAACTCATCCCTCTCTCCACGACCTCCCACTTCTTCTCGGGCGGTTTTCCAACCCAGTTGTCGCTTGTGAACAGCGAAGCGTAAAAAAGGCGAGATTGCTTTTCCCGTTTGCTGTAAACGTTATCGCAACCCAAAAGTTTTAATGACCATCCCTCGCGGTACAGCCGAACGAGGTCCTCTGTCTTAATCGGTTGCCAGTTGCTCATCCCTGCACCTCCTTCGGTGGTTCCGGCAGCGGCATCCAGTGCGTTACAAACGCCCCTGTAGTCCATTCGCCGCTTGGAAACCTCCACTCAACGCTAAAAGTCTCGCCTCTCCATCTCGTTAAAACAGCGGTGTTTACTGGCGGCAACTGCTCCTGCACCGAAATCCAGCGTTGAGCTTCCCTCAACCGCTCGACCTCTGCGCGGAGTTGTTTGTTCTCTGCGTCCAGTGCCTCCATCGCAAGCGCATCAGGATGCGGATGGTCGCATTCCCCGCCATTCACCCAGTGATCTGGATCTAGTGCGTCTCTCATGATTGCTCCTCCTTTGGCGGTTGCGGCAGTGGCATCCAGTGGGAAATTTTATTTAGCGCAGAAAAAGACGACCACTCTCCATCTTTAATATGCCTCCAGGCAATCTTCAACTCACCCCTGTCAATTACCATTACGTCAACTCCTAGCTCTGGCGACCTTTCGGCTATTGGTATCCAGCGTTTAGCCTCGTTGAGCCGCTCCAACTCCGCTGCTTGTCCGCTGTTCTCGATCCGTGCGTCATGCAAGGCTTGCTTCAACCGCTCTATCTCTGCTGCTTTTACGTCAATGCGCGTATCCCGCAATCCTTTACACAGAAGCTCTATTCGCGCATCATGTAAGATTCGGCGCATGAGATCTAATTCGTCGCTCACGGTTGCACCTCCTTCTCGCATTCTGGGCACACCCAGTCCCCGCACGGGCTAATGCCATCATGGTCGTCCACCCAGTCCATAAGCGCAGTGCAGACAGGACACTCCTTCTCGATGATTTCTGGCTCTTCCATAATCAAAACCCGATTAACCGCTCCAGCCACGTCTTGCTCGCCTCTTTGTCAAACTTCTCTTGCAACTCATCCAACTGCACTGCAAGCCCAGTGCTGCGCTCGTCCGCTGCTTGAAGCTCCCGAACCAGTCGCTCGATGGTTGCTTTGAGCGTGCCGATGACCTTGCTGTCCTCGATGCCGTTGCGAACAAGCCCTGCTGCCTTGCAGATTTTGAAGATGGTCTGCGGATGCAATCCGAACTTACGGGCAATAGTAGGGATGGTCTTCCCAGCTTTCCGCATGCGGATAGCCTCCTGTTTGATTTCGTCGCTTACTGCTGGTCTACCTGTTTTCTTTTTCATGGCTGTTGTCTATTAGAGTTTGCGTTACGACCGTTAGGTCTTGGATTCTCTGTTTCATCTCTTCAAAGAGCATTGCTGCTTCCCCTGGAGATAGGCATTGAGTTGCCTCTTGCCACTCACTCAGTGACAAAGCTTGCTGTTCGTCCGTTGAATCGGAGCGATGTCTTAACCCCACAGGGGCCGTTACGTTGGATAGGAATGGAGATTTCACGGTACTCTTCGTCTTCGACTTTCACTACGAGCACTGCCGTAGCATCCTGCCCAATCGCCCTGGACTCCCGTGCCTTGCCAGACTCGTTGAGTTGGGTGATTGCAAACAGGACGCACTTAAGCTCCATGGCAAGCAGGCGCAATCCACGGGAGACCTCAGCTACCTCCCTCTCACGGGTGGAATCTTTGCCAAGGTCATGGCGCACCAGTTGGATGTAATCGACGACAATCGCCTTGATCCCGCCTGACTTTGCCATGGCCCGTGCCGTAGCGCAGATGCTGGCTAAATCGTACAGGTCGTCCCGTACAACAAGCCCAGTCCTCGCAAGGCTAGTGATAGCTGTGCCAACGCGCCGCAACTCCCCTTCATTCCTCACTCCTTCAGCCAGTGTCCGCAATGAGACGTTGGCTTGCTTGGCAATGAGGCGGTCAAGGATTTGACTCGCTGGCATCTCCAACGAGACGATTAGTACCTGACCATTGCCTTGAGCTTGTGATGTCTCTTCCATTTTTTACGACAGTGAACTCTACCTTTATGTCTTCGGTCGATTGATCGACGGGCTTTAGAGAAAATGTGATTTTTTCTTTAGCCTCCATACATTCCTCGTAAGTGCCTCTGTGGACTACGTTTCTGACAATCTTCGGCCTTGGCAGCTTGGCTTTGCTGATGACCGTGCTCACGCGAACGACCGTCCAATTGCTATTCTCTTCCATAGATGATCCTC